GATCCGGTGGCGGTACGAGGGAGAAGTTCTATTGCTGTAGCTGTCTGAGTTCCTAAACCTGAACCAGTTGCAGATCGAGCGATCTGTGCTGCACCTAAATAAAACTGACCACCGAAACTGTAAGGGAAACTAAAGTCTGTTAACGCACTGAGGCGCAACTGTGTGACAGATGTTTCAGTGGTCGCTGTTCCAGCACCCGAACCAGTGGCAGTACGTGAAACCGTTGACCCTGACAACTGCAAGATTTTGATGTATTGCAACGCACAGTTACCGGAACTGTTGTTCTGAACCGTATGTGCTTGTGTCGCTGTCGCAGTAGTTATCTTGTATTGGTAGTAACCAAGAATGTTTGCTGCACCAGTACCACCGCTAGAAACCGCAGTAACAGAAGTGTTGGACGGAACCCAAGTACCGCTTGTTGTAGTACTGGAGGCAGTAACCGTACCTGTCTGTTCCCATGCACCCCACGCCAGAACAAGGTCGCCCGATGCGACGCTTGTTAGCGATGAAGTCAAGTCCTGTGCAGTACCACGAACAGTGTTACGAACAATGCCTGTTGCACCGTTAGTACCTGTGAACGTGAATAGTCGTCCAACTTTTCCAGTTATAGCCGCGGAAAATGTCGCAGTAACAGTAGTCGTAGATCCGCTAACCGCAGTAGGGCTAGTAAAGATTTGTGTAATAACACCAGTACCAGCAGATGTTGTAGCCGGTGCGGAATATGCGCCAAGCGAAGTCCAGGTGTTGCTTGCAGTGTCAGCAACAGTGACGGTTGGGACTGCGTTACCTGATGGGTCGTACGCTATACAAAATACTGAAAAAGCACCAGACTGTGCAGCAGTAAAAGTAGTGGCAAGTGTTGTGCCAGAAGTGTTAGAAGTAACGCTCCCTACTGTGCCTGATATCGCTATAGCCATGCGGGGTTATTCCCCTTTCGGCTAGTCGAGCGACAGAGTAAGTGAAGTAATTTGAAAAGTATCGCCAGCAGTCACAGCAGCAGACGACGACAATGCGCCAGTCCACAAACAGTTACCAGCAGTAGAAGCATCCCACAACGACCAATGTGAATAAGTTTCAGTCGTAGAAACGTTCGTCCAAGTAATCGTCGCACTAGTAGCGATCGAACCTGTAGCAGCAGTAGCCCAAGCAGCAGAAGTACGGGTCGCGTTAGTTGCTGCGGCTGTGGTCCCATCCTCGCCAGCGTCAGCGGTATGCAACTTGACATACACAGTCGTTGGCATAGTCCACGCGGTCTTACCGGTGGTGTGTTCCAAAATCTTTAATTCCGCATAGTTAGAAATTGACATACAAACCTTTCGTTAAACAGACTATACCAAATACAAAAAGTGGGGCAACCGAGCGAGGGGACTCGGCTACCCCACATCTTGTGAAGGACTAACTAACTACTAGTTAGCACCAATGCTGGATGACGACTCAACACGACGCAACGAAGCTTCGCGGAAGCGGCCGTAACCGCCGAGCCAATACCAACCAATCGGATTGAAACGCATAAGCGAGTCAACCACAGGGCCGCGAACGACCTTCGGTACAACACCATTTCCGTCAATCTGGCTGTAAGCCTTAGCCAAAGCCTGACGACCCATGATGTGTGTGCAATACACGTCAATCGAACCAGTTGTGCTGGTTCCGTTTGAAGCATCAGTGAACACCTTGGCGCGTGGGGTTTCGATGAATCGTACTGATTCAAAGGTTCCAATTTCGCCGTTGTAGATGTTGGCTGTGTCAACGTTGATGTGAGGTGCGTTCCATGATGCGTTGCCGGTTTCACGACGAAGGTCGTATGACACGTCAGGATGGATGTAGCCCATGTAGTAACCGTTGAAGGTTGCAACGTTTGCAGCACGCAAAGCAGCAGTCTGCTTACGGATGTCGTTGGCTTCAATGATGTCTTCTGCCTGAACCGTTACACGGCTTGAAGGATCAGTTGATCCACCGCCACCGTATGCAACGTTGGTTCCACCAGCAAGAACTTCGCGAACAACCTGGTCCATTGAGTCACCAGCGTTGTAACCGATAAGGTTCGCTGCTGCTGCATCAACGTCCAAGAACGCTGTTCCACGGAGTTTTGCGGTTGTGGCAATCGTGTTGCCGTATTCAGCCAAAGTAACCGTTACCTGACTGTCACCCATTGTTGCAGGGGTGAGGTCAGCGGTTTCGCTGAGGGTTGAAGTTGCTGCTGCAAGTTCGCTGAAAATCGTGAAGATTACAGATGAACCTGGCATAGCCTGGTTGGTTGCTTGAACGTCAGCTGCCTGATCGAACAACATTTCTGAACGTAGGGCGAAATACGCCAAACGATCATAAGCTGCCTGATCCACGGAAACTGAACTGGCTTGTGTAATTGCCATTTCTTTATTCCTTTAGGGGTAGCCCCAAAGAATGTGAATCCTAAGGGGAGTGATTAGTACTTTTCTGCTTCGGCTCGCGCCTGGGCTAGCAGTTGCATCACTTCATCAGGGGATTTTGCATTGGCAACACGTTGAGCGTAATCGGTAGGAGGTTCGCTAGTCTCGCCAGCTCGCGCTGCCTGTGCCACACGATTCCATGATTGCTGTTCAGCAACCACTTCCTTGTTCTGACTTGGTATGAGACTTGCTTCTTCTGCCGCTTGTCGAATCGCCTCCGGTGTTAATTCACCGTCGTAGCCTTTAACGAAATACTTGTACTTCGGATCGTTCGGGTCCATGCCCGCTTTCACGAAGTTAAGTTCTCGTTGGGCTGCCTCTGCTCCTGCTGCCTGCTCACGTAAAGCCTTGTTTTCGGCTTCAAGTTTCCGCAAGTGCGCTCGCACAGGGTCCTTCGATTGCTGCTGGTCTTGTACTGCATCATCCTCAAACTCGTAGTTTGCATCTGACATGACCCACTCCTTCTGCCCACATTCGGCTGGAGGTTCCCGAATGGCTGCAAGTCTCACCCCTTTTGCACATTGAAATCGGGGGCTTTCCAATGGTGTCCGTTACCGAACATTAACAGTATACACACACCTTGCTTGACAGTGTCAAGTATGCTATTGCGCTTTACCCACCGAAGTAGAAATAGAGCCCGATGTTTCACCAGTTGTACGAGCAAACGAACCGCCACCAGCGAACTCACCTGTACGAAGGCGACGTTTACGCTCCAACTCTTGTTGCGCGGCGACATCAATCCCGAACGCCGCACCAGCCAGTTGCTCGCTCGATAGTGCAGTTTCACCCGCAAAAGTCTGCTTTAGTTCGCCTAAAGCACCGACTTCACCGAAGCCTGCGCGAGCCTGCTGTTCAGTAATCCCACGGGTTGCCAAGTTCTCGGCAAACGCACCAGTCAACTGAATACCACCTTGTTCCAGTCCACGGGCCGCTATGTTTGCTGCCTGAGCGCGACGAGTTAACAGCGGTGCTGCTTTTGTTGGGTCAAGGAAGTAGCCGACTAACTGGTTGTCACCAACACCGTACAAAAGGCGCATTTGTTCTTTAACAGCAGGGTCAGCGTCAGCAACAGCGCGATAGCCCTGCTCAATACGGGACTGTAGTTCTGCATTAGAAACATCACCCTCAATCAAGGATTTGAATTCATCCTGTGTGGCATAAATGCTGGCCATTTCAGGTCCAAGATTTGAACGCAAAGTTTCACGGTACTGGCTTTCCAAAGCGATGTATGAAGCAGCATCAAGTTCTGGCAAACCTTTCTTTACACGCGCAGCGTTACCAGCAAAACGTTTTTGGTATGCAGGTTGGTCGCGAAGTTTGAACTCGATAACCGCCGGATCAGTTATGCCTTCAGCGATGATGTTGGTATACGTAAAATCGGTCAGATCGCCCAAACCGTAGCTGTCAAGGATAGTTGCCATATATCGTCGGGCATCTTGGCGTTGCTGGTTAGTCCGCATATCTGATTGCTGTTGAGCAAAAGCAAGATCATTCGCTGCAATAGCTGCATTAGATTCTCGGTCCAGACGGGCGATACGTTCCGTTTCGGTTTCAGAAACAATAGGTTGTTCACGGCTAACTGGTTGTGCGCCAGAATCAGCAGGTAAATTGTATTGTGCAAATGCTGCCTGACCTTCAGGGGTTTGGCCATACGCCAATAAATCAGCATTGAGTTGATCCATATTCAAATTCAAATCAATGTTGCCAAAACCAAGATCAGACATTACTGGACCTTTCCAAATACGCGAGCCAGATTGACAGCCAGACTTGCAGCCTGATCGTTAGCCTGTTTTGTGTACTGCCAACCAAAAGTAGGATCAGTCTTAATCGTTTTCACCCAATCAGTCAACGACATTTGGCCTGTTTCTTTTGTCCCAAAAGCCCTAGCCCACTTGCTATCTTTTGTGAAGTCAATTTGGTTCGGGTCAATTTCTAAAGCGTCAGCAGCATAATTGCGGTAGCCACTAAAAATATCTTCTAAAGACAAACCAGCATCAATCTGATCTGCCAAATGGAAGTACTTGCCTTTTGCCGACTTCTGCGCTTTCTCCAAAATAGAATCCTTGGTGACAGCAACA